CTGCTCGGCCCCTCCGGCGTGGGCAAGACGCACGTGCTGAAGCAAGCCCTCGCCTGCCTGCAGTCCGCCGCCGCACGCGGCCACTGGAAGATCCCCACGCCCACCGGACACCGTGGCCCTCAGGTCGCCCACCTCATCCCCGCCGTCGATTTGAAGGACTACCGCGCCCCAGGCGACTATGCCCGCTATGACATCATCTACATCGAGGACATCGGCAGCGGGGCGGACCTGGACAAAGGCGCAGGTGCCGTCATCCGCAGCCGCATTGCGGAGCTGCTGCAACTGCGCTCTGGCAAATGGACCCTGCTCGACGCCAACCTCTACCGCCGTGACATTGAGGCGAAGATAGACGGACGCATTGCCTCCCGCCTGAAGCGGGACGGGAGCTGGATGGTCGAGGTGCCTGATGATGTGCCGGACTTTTGGGACAGATAATTACCATGAAATGCCACAACCAACCACACCCTACACTATGAAAACTACAATCGGCTGGACTCAATTCACCATTAATTTCTGGTGGGGCTGCACCAAGGTCTCGCCCGCCTGCAAAAACTGCTATGCCGCCGCGCTGGGGCTGTTCTTTGGTCGCAAGCTCTTCGGCCAGCCCGTGCTGTGGGGGCCGGGACAGCCACGACAGGAGCGACTCCAAGCCGCCCGTGCCGAGGCCCTGGCACTGCAACGGCAAGCGGTCAAGAAAGGCGAGCGTTACCGCGTCTTCGTTAATTCCATGTCCGACTGGCTGGATGAAGACAGGCCCTTTGCCTGGCTCCTTTTCCTGCTGGAAACGATTTACCTCTGCCCCAACCTCGACTTCCAATTGCTGTCGAAGCGCCCTCACAACTTCCTGCTGCATGTGACTGAATGCATGCGAATGGCGTATGGGTATCCAGTGAACGAACACGCACCGTTTGCAGTGTGGCTTGATGAATGGCTGACAGGCAAGCCACCCCCCAACGTCTGGATCGGCTGCACTGCTGAGGATCAAGAGTGGGCAGGCAAGCGCATTCCACACCTACTCAATATCCCGGCCAAGGTGAGGTTCCTGAGCTGCGAACCACTCAGCGGCCCGCTGGATTTGTCGTATGGATTCAAGACTGGTGTGCATTGTCCAGATTGTGGTGGGACCGGCGCACTGGATGACGACCATCCAGACCATGGTAAACAGACTGGAGATTGCGAGGATGATGACGACTGTCTGACATGCTGGCGGGGCGGTTATCCTCAAATAGTGCGGGGGCTTCATTGGATCATCGCCGGCGGCGAGTCAGGCACCAAGGCCACGCCCGCAGATCCTAGGTGGTTCCGCGCCCTGCAAGCCCAGTGTGCTGCTGCCGGGGTGCCTTTCTTCTTTAAGCAGTGGGGTGAATGGCTCCCCAAGGACCACGTCGAAGCCGCTCACACTGCCGCTGTCGAATCAGGCATTCCCTACACCGTCCCACGCAGAGGCGACAAAGGCCAGAAGCTCCCCGACGGAACCCTCATGCTCCGCGTTGGGACTGCGGTGGCAGGCAATCTCCTCGATGGCCGCAAATGGGAGGAGCTTCCAAAACCATGATCCTGCCAACCAGCGAGAGTCCCGTGCTCCTCCTGCACGAACCAGACCAAATGGAGGTGCTGCGAAGTCTGCCAGACAACAGCGTGGACGCCATTGTCACCGATCCGCCCTACGGCCTCGGAAAGGAGCCTGACGCCCTGGCTATGCTCCAGGATTGGTTAGAGACCGGTCACCACGACCTTTTTGGGCGCGGCTTCATGGGGAAAGAATGGGATGGCTTCGTTCCCCAACCTGTCCAGTGGCGGGAATGCCTACGCGTGCTCAAACCCGGCGGCCATGTCCTGGCCTTTGCGGGCACACGCACCCAAGACCTGATGGCCCTCGGCCTACGTTTGGCTGGTTTCGAAATCCGTGACCTGCTCGCCTGGCTCTATGGATCCGGTTTCCCCAAGTCACACAATCTTAACGACGACTGGGAAGGCTTTGGAACTGCGCTCAAGCCCGCCTTGGAGCCAATCACACTGGCGCGGAAACCGCTTGAAGGCACCATACAGCAGACCGTCCTCAAATGGCACACGGGCGCTCTGAACATTGATGCTTGCCGGGTTCATTCCCATGACTCAGAAGGCTACGAATACACTGGACAGCGCCTGGAGCCAGGCGCTGTCCAGAACAAAGAGGGCACCACGCACCTGGAAAACGTCCTATTCACAGGAAAGACGAAGGACGGACGCTGGCCAGCCAACGTGATCCATGATGGCAGCGACGAGGTGCTAGCAGCCTTTCCCGAGGCCGGGGGTGCAAGGGCTCCTGTTACAGGGCTTGAACCCACCGCCAACGGTTTCAGCGGCAGCGTAAAGTATGGCGGCATGATTGGCCGAATCGCTTCGGCCAATCCGCGCAAAGATGCCACCACCAGCGCCGCCCGGTTCTTCTACTGTGCGAAGACCAGCAAGACCGACCGCAACGAGGGCTGCGATCACCTGCCAGACAAAGAGTGGGCAGATGACGGTGCCTGCATTCCTGAGCGCGCCAAGCGGCCTTTCAATCCCTCCAAGAACAATCACCCAACAGTGAAACCCACAGCGCTTATGCGCTACCTGTGCAAGTTAATCACCCCGCCCGGCGGCATCGTGCTTGATCCCTTCCTGGGCAGTGGGAGCACAGGGAAAGCTGCCCGGCTCGAAGGGTTCCGGTTCATCGGCATTGAAAAAGAGCAGGAGTACCTGACCATCGCACAAGCGAGAGTTCCAAATGTCCCATAAAAACAGAAAATACTGTAGAATACTATGAACACTGATCTTTTCGCCCTGGATTCTCCACTCGCTAGCTCAGCAGTGTTTTCACCTTGTGGCCGTTATCGCTACGAACTGTGGCGCAGGTGGGCAGAGGGACCGCATGTGCTGTTCATCATGCTCAACCCCTCCACGGCAGATGCGACTGTGAATGACCCCACCATCCGCAAGTGCATCAGCTACGCCAAGGCCTGGGGCTACGGTGCCCTGTGTGTCGCCAATCTGTTTGCATGGCGGGCAACTGACCCGAAGGATATGAAGGCCGCGCACGATCCCATCGGCCCCGAGAACAACATCACCTTACACCGCCTGATGAGCCCAGCCTCCAAGATCATTGCCGCATGGGGCAAGCATGGCAGGCATCTCGACCGCGACCAGCGAGTCATGGCTATGATCCCTTCTCTGTATTGCCTCGCACGCAATGTGGACGGCACCCCATGCCACCCGCTTTACCTGCCGGGCTCGCTCACCCCTACCGCCTTTTCTCCATGAGTGAAGCCACCCCCAAGCCTCGGCGAACCAACAAGGGCAAAAAGCTCGGTCCACACCGCAAGGCTGACGATAGTGTGATGCAAGAAGTCGTGAGAGGCATCCCTTTGGCTGTGCGCAGATGGCTTCAGCGCGTAAAAACCATGGGGTTGAGCCAACGGCAGGTCATCTGGGAGCTCCATGTCAGGCAAGGCAAGCCGTTGCTCGAAATCGCCAGCATCCTCAAAATTTCCCTCGAAGGCGTCTGCAATCACTGGCGTCACATCCGGGAGTCGATAGCCGAGAACGCCCCCAAGACCGAGGCGGACTACATCGCCGTGCGCGAGGAGCTGCATGCGGTGCTGCGGCAGACCATCGAGGAGACCTACCAGAAGGCCAAGATCATCGAAAACGGCAAGGAGATCGAACTCTCTATGCCCACATGCCCGAAGATGCTCGCCATCCGCCTCAAAGCGGTGGATCAGATCGCCCGCCTCTACGGGGTCAATCAGGAGGTGCAGGCCGTCGGCACCGGCACTCTGCCCTACGCAACGCCTGCGGAGATCATGGATGCAGTGCGGCAGCGGGTGCTCGCCTTGCATGGGAAGCCCGTGACGCTGCTGGAGCAGAGAGAAGGTGATACGTAAATGCCGGTGAAATGCCGCTGGCTCAGCGTGGCAATGTCACAATCGTATCAATGGGACGCAATGCGATACCAGGCACTGGGCAGCGATTCACAAAACGCTTGCGTTCTTTCGGGCATGACCTGAGTCAGTCAGTCGTTTCCCGACGCTGTGCAGAACTCGGAGGGGGTGTTTGGCTCTCTTTTGTTGCTGTCCATGCCTCTTCTCCCCACGTCTCCAGTGACCGTGCAACCCGATGTGCTCGCCGCGCTCCGGGCGAAGGCGGCGCTCGTGCGGAAGAAGAAGAAGACGCCGCTGGAAGATGCTCTCGCCGCGAACGGTGGAGCACATGCGGTGCGGCTGGTGCAGTGGGCGCGCAAGCAACGCTCCGATTATGATGCCGGGCTGGTGCAGTGGCGGGCAAACCGGCTACGCTGGGCGCAAGAGGCGCAAGATATTTTCGAGCACCGAGCACGTGCCCGCAGGGAGAAGCGAGAACTGGATGACGACGCGGCCAGCATCTTCGACCTAGCCAACGACTCGCTTAATGTGGTGGCGTCACTGGCGGAGTTCGCCGCGGCGCAGGCGGAGCAGGATATTTATGGCGGAGAGCCATGGTTCGCGGCAAACCCTGTAGGCAAGGCTGACAAGAAGCTCGCCGAGGACATCCAGCACCACCTGCAGTGGACATTCCGCGACGGGCGGTTCGTGGATGCGCAGTGCCTCGGAATCGACCAAGCCGTGACCTTGGGGGAATCGTTCACCAAGACGTATTACGCCGTCGATGTCGATGAATTTGAGGCCACCGTCCCTTGCCTGCATGCGGATGGGAAGCCGGTGCTGGACGCGAGCGGACAGTACGTGACCACTGATACGCAGGCCCAAGGCCTGAAAATCAAAGGCAAGCTGGAATGGAAGGATGCATACCAGACGCAGCAGAACATCATCCGCCAGGGTGTCGAGGCGATGCCGGTCCACTTCAACGACATCAGCTTTCGGGAGGATGCGCCGGAGCTGGACCTGCGGCACACGAATGTGTATCTGTCGGTGGAGATGAGCACGTTCGAAGCGATGCGTCGTTTCAATCTCTCGAAAGAGGACGCGATACGCCTAGCACGCTGCGCCGACACCCGCACTCACACCGACCAAGAAAAACAGCGTGAGCAGACCGCTGACGCCACCGTGACAACCACCCCTGCCGATGAAGCCTTAGGCCAGGAAGAGGCGCAAAAGCTACTGAACACCCGTGTGAGGCTGATCGAGGGCTACATCCGCGCTGACGCCACGGGGGACGGCAAAGAGGCCCGCATGTGCATCGTTTTTCCTCCTCACCAAGAGGACTGGATCGTCTGGGGCGACTACCTCGCCAACATCTCGCCCAAGGCTGAGTTGCCGATCAAGTGCGAGGTGTGGGAGCCAGTGCCGCATCGACTGTATGGCCGGGGATTTTTCTCGAAGTATGCGTATCTGCAGACGGGCACGGACAATCTGTGGAACCAGGTCAGCTTTCGCAATGAGATGCACGCCAACCCGCTGACGGCGTTGCATGAGGAGAACCTGCAGATGGATGAGGATGGCGGCAACATGGTCATCGGCCCCGGCAAGACGATTCGCCCGAAGGCGGGGAAAACGCTGGGAGATTGCATCGAGTTCGCCACCCTCCCAGACGCGGACAACCGCAGCATGGAGCTGCTGAACACGGGGATGCAGATCGCACAGTTGCGCAGTGGCATCACCAGCGCCAGCCAGGGCGACCTTTCTGCGGTGCCGGAAAACAATACGGCCACCGGCATTCGGGCGCTCATGAGTCGGGCCGCCGTGCTGCTGAAAAAGCCTATCCGCCGACTGCGCCGCTCCAAAGGTCGCGCATTCAGCTACGCCGTGAAGCTGCACTACGCGAATTTCGACCGTTTGGAGGCTTTTGTGTGGGGAGAGGGCAACAATCAGGAGATCGTCACCATCACGCCTGATCACATCAAGGATCTCGACATCGACGTGGTGATGCTGCTGACGCAGGAACAGAACCAGACCAAGCTGCAAGGCGCACAGGTGATGATGCAGCAACTGCAGGGCTACTCCGGACTGCCAGAGATCGACAAGGCCGGGGCACGCGTCGGCGTGGTGCAGGCGCTGAAAGCGCTGGAGTTCGCAAACGCCGAGGAAATGGTGCGCCAGCCAGTTGTCAGCATTGAGACCTGCCTGCCCCTCCTGCCGCCCGAAGAGCAGGTCCGTTTGCAACAAGCCTTGCAGGTCATGCAACAACTCCCACAGCCACCCCAAACAACGATCCCACCGACAACAACACCATGAAAAAGCACATCCTGCCACTCGTCCTCATCATCGCAGCCATCGCCACGACCGCGCTCGCGGTTGACAGCGTGGATGTCATGCTCCGCAAAATCTTCGGCACTGACCGCCCGCCGACTGCGCCGCCCTATGCACTCACGAGCCATGCCCTCGTGGACAAAAACAACGTCGTCGTGGCCAAGACCTGGAACGGCTCTCTCGACCTCAGCGGCAGCACGAACTCGGTCACGCTGCCCAAGGCGGACGTGTCTGTTCCGGTCCCTGACAACGGCGGCAACCTGGGCGCATCGAATGCGTTCACGGGCATCGTCAATTCCACGCTCGTCACTTTCGGCACCATGACCAACGGTGCGGCAACTGCCAAGACCAAGGCCCTCATGGATGACACGCCAGCGGCCGAGTTCAGCGCGGTCACCGTGGGCACCGCTCCTACCGATACGCAAGACGCGACGATTGCCAGAAAGGGCACAAACGGCCTGAAACTGGCATGGCCTGAGGCAAGTGTAGCGGGTGACGGCGTGATGTGGACGGCATTCAGCGCCGAGGACTGGACTACGGCGGAGAGTGTCGGCTTCTGGATTTACACCAATGTCGCTCTGGCTGCTGGTGATCTGACCTTCGTGATCGTGGACAGCACCGCTGATCAAGCATTCAACATTCCGGCGGTGCCGTCTGTGAATAAGTGGACCTGGGTCGAGATTGACATCTCGCTGCTTGCCACCACGAACGGCGATGCGGTGACCAACTACAAGATCCTCGCCAGCACGGCAGGAGCAGCCAAAGGGGCGATGAACACCTACTTTGACGGCGGCTGGAAATGGGACTCCACCGAGGAACTTGCGCTCGGTGTTGACCTCGTGGACAGCCCTGGCGCGGTGCGCAAGCTGCTCACACTGGTGAAAGCCAACACCGGCACGCACAACTACGTCGCCCTGGTGGAGGACACTGATTACTTCATCCACAGGGAGAGCGGCAACGACTTCATTGTCACGGTCACCGACCAATCAGCCGCTGCCGCCATCGGCCTTGTGAACCACAAGTAATACAACCGCTCGCACGCCATGCCCGCCTCCAAACGTCGCACGCCACTTGATCCGCAGTCCATCCCTGGAGTTCTTCAGGAGATGGTGCCCAACGCATCCTTCCGTGCGGTCACGCCGTCGGACACCGTTCCCATCAAGGGTGGCCCGGCGCGGGCGCTGTATGTGGGTGTCGCGGGCGACGTGGTCGCGCTCAATGAGAACGGCGTTGCTGTGAAATTCAAGGCTGTCCCAGCGGGGACAGTTCTTCCAATTGCCACCACGCGGGTGAACAACACCAACACCACCGCCACGGATATTGTGGCCCTTTAATCGCATGTTCGTACTCGGACACGGTCTTTCACTTTCGCTGGCCCCTCAAGGGCCACTGGTGCCGCCGTTTGTGGGGGCGCTGGATGGGTTTACGAGTGGGCTGATGGAATGCTGGAGTCACCGGCGGAAGCTGGTTGTTAACCCTGTGTCTGAAACTTTGCTGCAGGCGAGGAGATCGAGTGATGAGGCTCCGCTGAATGTGGGTGCGCTGGCGAATGGCGAGCTTGATCAGACGAGCCTGTTGGCTTTTACGGGAGCTCAGTCGGCGGGGGTTGCGGCGCTGATGGGTCAGGTCAATGGTCGAAACTTAATCCAAGAAACCTCGGAGGAGCAACGGCTCATTGTGGATGTGGGCAGTCTGGTGACAGTCGGCGGAAAGGCTGCAAGCCGGGGGCTGCGAGCACCAGTTGGAGAAGTCACTGGCGGGGGACTGATAACGGACACGTTTACGACCTACACCGGAAACGTGTTGAGTGTGTTTTTGCGCGGGGCTCACAGCGCCTATTCTGGCGTTTTCGCAGCCATTGTGGACACATATTTTGGTCTGGCCAAAGACTCATCCATTGGAGACAATAACACGCGGCCCATTCTGACGCACAGGAATGTCACGGGAGCGCCGGGGGTGACGTGGGTCGGTGATTTCTCAGGGACTTTTAATTCCGACTATCTCATATCTCTCATTTTTGACGGCTCTGCGGTGACGTTTCGGGACGGGACGAACACCTACACGCAAGCGTTTTCGGCAAGTTTTAACTTCAACCGTTTTACGTTTGGTCTGCTAAACGACATTGCCTCTACCGGATTTGCATCATCTGACAACCGGTTTCAGGAGGCGGCGGTGTGGTATGCAGACCAAACAGCGAACGAGGCGGCGATTAGGAGCGCCCTGATGGCATGAAGATGTATGTTCCAGCCTCGAAAGCGAAAGATTTAAGTGCGGCTTTTTTTGGTCTGTCGCGCCCTCCCGCTGTGAGGATTCCGGGCGAGGTGACAAAATCCCTTTGTCCAGTGAAGCAAGATTTGCGGGGCGACTGGTGGGTGGTTCTCGACGATCAGCGCACTGTGTTTGTGAATGAGCAGGCTGACTTGGCCGAGATCACGGTGCTGGTGCAGCCTTTGATCACATCTGGAGTGTTGGCCGCTGACACTCTGGTAATTTTACAGAGCAGATTGGATGCGGGGCGGGGCGGAGAGATTAACGTTTTTAACTCTCTGCCAGATGAGATCAAAGCACAGGCCCTTAGTAAACGACAAATGGTGGAGCAAGGCAAATTGGCTGCGGAGGGGGACCTATGAAGATGCCGCTGGACTCGTCGCATTTGGAGCTGCCGTTTTATTTGGCGACGTGTATCCTGGGTGCGGCAGTGAGTGTGCTGGGGCTGGTGGGGGCGACGGTGGCGGGGTGGTATGTGAGCCTGGTGACGATTGACCCGGCGGAGCTGGCGATCCAACCGCTGCATGTGGTGCTGATTGGATTCATTGTGGCGCTGGCGACGTTCATTGTGCTGATTCTGCGCGCGGTGTGGGGGCGGGGGATTGAGACGGTGAATCGGTTCAGCGCCGCGCTGGATAATCAAGCCGCCGCGATTGACAACCAAGCGAAGCAGATCGCGGATTTGATTGATCTGCAAACCAACCGTGTGGAGAAGCTGGAGGGGCTGAGCTTTGACGCGCTGCGCACTTCGGCCAGTCACGAAAGGAACCATCATTGATCAATACTATGTGGACATTCTTCTCCAAACCCAAGCCCAAACCCTTGGCCCGCAGTCTGGTGCGCCATGACGCGCTGGAGATGATTCTCAAGCTCGGGCTGCACACGGCTTGGGGCGAGCACACGAAGATCGTGCCGACTGATGAGGCGTATCTCACCACGACGCGGGAGGAGATCGTCAAGATCGCGAACAAGTCCTGGGTGCCGTGGAAGAAAACGCCCATCGGCGGCGGCATTTGCGAGATTCAATGCCTGCGGGTGGTGGTCGGAGCTTACGACTACGCCGTGGCACAAGAGCTTCCGGGCAGGCTGGCGGTGTTTGCGGCCCTGACAGCGGGCGATGCGCCCCACGCTTACGTTGTTGCGCTGACCGGCGCGGCGCATGTGGAAGTCTATGAGCAGACCTCCGGCCAGTTCATTGACGAGGATGAGATGGACCTGCCAATCAGGATTGTTTACGCATGAAACGAGAACTTTTCACGCCTGACATTGAGCCAATCAAAGATGCGGATTTTGGCTTTGGCCTTTGGCCTTGGTCACGAGGTCCGATGTGGGAGTTGCTGGAGACCTGGGCGTTTACAGTGGATAACGGTGGCTTTGCACGGGTGTATGAGATCCCGGCTGGATACCAGTTTGACAAAGCCAGCGTGCCTGCGTTTTTCTGGAGCCTGGGATATACGCCGGATGGTCTTTGCACCGTCCCGGCTCTTGAGCACGACTTCCTGTGTGACATCTACTCCGGCGGCTCCGCATGGCTGCGCGACAAGCTGGGGGTTATTCCCTTGGCTCCGCCTGCGCAAGTGATTCACCGCCATTTTTACGACCAGCTGGTGCGCTGGGGAATGCGGCCCTCCAAGGCCCGCGTGATGTGGGAAGGTGTTCGCAACTTTGGCCCTGGCGGCCGCCTGCGCCCTTCGTCCTGGTTCAAACGAAAAGCCATTCAACAATCAACTGAAACACTATGAGCGCACTGGCGGATGTTTATGCGAGGCAGTTTCGGGCATGCAGGATCAAACCGGAGCATGAGCGGGAGGTGCGTGCGCAGGCGGCGCGGATCATGGTGAGTGTGGAAACGTATGAGAAGGTGGCGGGGCGGTTTCCGGGAATGCCGTGGTGGGTGGTGGGGGTGCTGCACTCGATGGAGTGCAATTTGAATTTCAAGCAGCACCTGCACAATGGTGACCCGCTGACGGGGCGGACGGTGCAGGTGCCGAAGGGGCGGCCAGTGGCAGGGAAGCCGCCGTTTGCGTGGGAGGAGAGTGCAATAGATGCGCTGGTGTGTGACAGGCTGGACCAGGTGAAGGACTGGAGCCCTGGGAATGCGCTGGTGATGCTGGAGAATTACAATGGGACGGGGTATCGCCGCAAGGGGGTGCCAAGTCCGTATCTGTGGAGCTTCACGGATCAGTATCGCTGTGGGAAGTACACCGCCGATGGTCGCTACGATGCCCTAGCTGTCAGCAAGCAGTGTGGCTGTGCGGCGCTGCTCAAGGTGCTGATCGAGTATTGATGCTATATTCTGCCAGTTGACAGCAGGAAATAGTGACCTGAGACGGTAGGGCATGCCAGCGCCCACCGTCACTGCCGTCACACCGAACTCTGCCAGCATCAACGGCGGAGCGGCAGCGACGATCACGGGCACAAACTTCACCGGGACAACGGGCGTCACGGTCGGCGGTGTGGCGGCGACTTCGGTCGTGGTGGTAAGTGCGACGCAGATCACCTGCATACTCCCTGCGGCTTCATTGGGTGTCGCCAGCATCCTCGTCACGAACGCCAGCGGCACGAACGGTGCAAATTCGCTGCTTGTCCTGGTCCCGGCCCCGGCGGTGCCGCTCTACGTCTATCTCAAAGGTGGCCGGGGTGACGCGCATGTGACGGAAACCTGGAACGGATCAGAGCCGACTGAGGAGGGCACAGTTGACGGCAGCGGCGCGGCGCTGGATGGCAAGGGTAAAGAGGTGATTCCACCCTACCGCGACATTTTCACGCCGAGTCATCCTGTTAAGTTTCGGAAAACCAATACTACCTCTGGATCTACGGAGCTTGTGGAGACTTCAACGGAGTTTGTCGGCACGGCAACACCGCAAATCGAGGCCCCGTCGGGCGTTCTTAATTTCGGTCAGGTCACGGCGACTTTAGCCGTAGCCAATTCCGATGAGCGTCTTCACGTGCCACCCCGCCAAGCCAATGCGGTTTTCACCTGGCTCATCTTCCACGACATCAACGGCGCAATTTACAAAGCGCGTAAAGACCTCACGATTGGATGGGGGCAGAACCCGCGCCAATAAGCCATGCCTTCCATCGGTCCACCACGCTTCAAATGGGAGGAACTGCCATGCACGCCATGGAATCAGCTTCGGGCGTTCACGATCTATGTTCCCACCTGCGAGACCGACCAGACAAAAACGCTGCCGTCATTGGGAGTGACGTGGTCGGATTCGCCTGCATGGATCAAGAACGTGGAAGCGATCACGGTGCCAGCGCTCAAGACTTACGTGCTCCGCATGCAGACTCAGGCTGGCGAAGGCCGACTATTCACCTATGGGCCGGTCCTGACGCAAGTTGATCGGGACACGCCGTTTCGTCCGCCCTATCACAAACGTCAGCAGTATTACTGGCCGACCGTGCTGTCAAAGCTCTGGTTCGAGAGGCACGCGGTTTCTGGTCAGGAGGTGATACTGGATCGCGACAAGCATCGGGTCGGTCAAACCTACCCGACTGTTTTTGAGACGAGGGAATATTTCAGCGATGTGCCGTGGGATAAGTTGAAATTCTCCAAGCTCTTTCCCATCACGGACACAGTGAGTTGGAACATGGGTAGCAATAAGGGCAGCTTCCCTGAGTGCCTGCATCCCGATTGCGCATTCCCGAGCCAGCAACTCACCACCACTGGATCGGTGATGTATGGCGCTGGAACGGTCGCCTCGGATGCAGATATTGGATACGATTTGGTGCAGCAGCAATATCCAGCCACGCCAATGACCGATTGGGAGAGATACGTCGTGGACGTGCAGACATTCTCCGTCCTGGGAATGTGGCACATGATCGAAACCTGGGCACTACCGCCCATTGATGATCGAGAGGTGCAAACGTGATGGACACTCCAGCCCAACCACTGGATGTAGTCAGAGGGCCAGGAGCACGCGACAATCGCCTGCTCCTGGAGCGGCTTCCTGACGGTGCCCTAAACCTGAAACAGGTGAGCCGCCCGAGTTCGGAGAATGTTGCATTGGGTGAGGCGGCCACAACAACCACGCGCCCGCATCCGCAGCTTACGGGGATCCGGCTTGGTCCCGGTGGTAGCGCACGTACCAACGAGTTCACGGTGAATCAGGCTCCCGGCGGCTCGCTGCTGCTGCGGGGTGTGGTGCGGCCGTCTTCGGAGAATGTGGCACTGCCAACCAGTACAACTACCTCCTCAACCACCACCAGCACGACCACTACGGCACCGCCAACGACCACTACGCCGCCTCCGACTACTACGACGAGTTCAACCACGACCACCAGCTCTACAACGACCACCAGCTCTACAACGACCACCTCCTCCACTACCACTACCACTACGCCGCCACCAACAACGACTACGGCACCGCCAACGACCACCACTCTACCTCCAACCACAACGACATCGTCAACAACGACCACCTCCTCCACGACTACCACGCCTCCCCCCACCACGACCACCCCACCACCAACCACCACCACGCCGCCGCCGTGATTTCCTGCTTATGCCCGACCTATGGAAGGACCGCTCTGCTTGAGGAAGCGGTTCAGTCGTTCCTGATGCAGGACTACCCCTGCGAGACAGAGCTTGTCATTTGCAATGATCTGCCGTCACAGACCCTCGTATTTGATCATCCGAGAGTCACTGTGGTGAATCTGCCAGCGCGCTGCGCCAATCTGGGCGAGAAACGAAACGTCACAGCCTCACATGCCAAGGGCAAATGGCTCATGACTTGGGGCGACGACGATATTCATTTGCCCTGGCGGATTGGGCGACTGGTCAAGCACATGGAGGCTCAAAACCTCGACTTCTGCCTTGAGGGATCACATTTTGTCCTGGATCACCTCGGGCTGCATCGGAAGGAATACTCCACCGGCGGCGCTCACATGGTAAAACGCTCGCTCTTTGAGCAGCTTGGCGGTATCTCGCCTCTATCCAGCGGTGAGGACGTTGAGTTCAACGAACGGGTTCGGGCTGCGTTGGGCGAGCTCCCAGAATGCCACGAGCCGCCCGCGTTCATCTACCGCTGGCACTCCGACCGCCCGCATGTCTCGGGCTTGAAAGGGGATCACTACAAGGTGTTTGGCGAACTCATCGACAGTCTGATCGCCGCAGGCAAAGAGCCGCAAGGAACCATTCATCTCCAGCCGCAATGGCGGCAATCATGGATCAATATCGCTTCTTCCTCCAACCTATGAAATGCCCTCTCACCATCTCCATGGCCACGTACGACGACTACGACGGCTGCTATTTCACGATTCAGTCGCTCCGACTGTATCAGCCGTTGCCGGAGGGAACGGAAATCATCGTTCTGGACAACAATCCCACAAGCGCACACGGGAAGGCGCTGGAGAATCTTGCCACCAGTGTGCCGGGGTTACGCGTGGTGCCGGTAACCGACCGCAAAAGCAGCTTTGTGAAGTTCGACATCGTCAAGCATGCGCAGGGTGACGTGATTCTTGGTCTGGACTGCCATGTTTTGCTCCAGCGGGGATTCATTGCGGCGATGATGGAGTATTGGGCGTCAAATGCGGATTCGACCGACATGCTCACTGGGCCGCTGATTTACAATGATCTGAAATCCCTAAGTGTGAAGATGGAGCCTCGATGGAGAGGCCATGACTTCGGGTGCTGGGCCAGCGATGATGAAGCGATGAACGAAGGCGTGCCGTTTCAGGTATGGATGCAGGGCATGGGATGTTTCAGCTTTCTCCGAAAGAACTTCCCGGTGATCAATCCCTCTTTTTCCGGCTTCGGTGCTGAGGAGTGGTATGTGGCTGAAAAAGTGCGGCAGAACCGGGGCCGCGTGATGTGCCATCCTGCAATGGGCTGGAACCATCGTTTTGACTGGCCGCAGCGCACCTTCCCCCTGCGCCTGGCAGACAAAGTGCGGAACTACTACCTCGGCTGGCTCGAACTCTATGGCAGCCTGGACCATTCCATGATCGTGGAGATGACAAACCACTGGCGCACGCAGATGCCGGCGGCGGAGTTGGAAGCGGTCATTGCCGCGATAGGCACTTGACACATTACAAAATGACCTGATTCGACACTACCACCACCCACCACGATCTATTATGCCTGATGAAGCCACACCGACAGCCGTTACCCCAGACGCAGAGGTAACGCCCGCCTCGAATCCAGCACCAGCTCCCGCCGCTGAAACACCGCAACCACCGGCGACTACCAAGGCGCTGACCCTGGAGGAAGCCATGGAGGCGGTGGATTTTGGCAAAATGACCGATGCACAGATTTCGGCTTTTGAGAGCGGTGATTTTTCTTCTCTTGGACTGCCCGGCCCGAGTGCGCCAGCGGCACCGGCCAGCGAAGACGAACCGCCCGCCACTCCACGGAAGGCTGCGCTCGCCGCAGCAACGCCCGAGCAGCTTCGGGAGGCTGGGGAATCCATTCCCAACCGTGTCTCAATAGCTTCCCTAGCCGCTGAGGATCGGGCGCGCACTGTCCGCGCCTTGGAATTGATCCGTGGAGGCAAGTCTGCCGCGCAAGCCTTCGCCGAAACTTTCGGCATTACGACCGCCCCAGCGCAAGATGCGACTGAAACCCCTGCCGCCCCAGCCATGCAGCCGGTGCCTGAGGTGCCAAATGAGGTTGCAGACCTGGAAGGACAACTCGCCGTTCTTCAAAGCAAATACCAGCAGGCCAAGGCTGCGTATGATCCGGCGGCTACCGATTTCTTGGAGCAGATCCAGGATGTGAAGTTCGACCTGCGTGAAGCCAAGAACCGGGTCGCTTCTGTTGCGGCGCAGTTCGAGACCGAGCAGACCCGGAGCCACCAACGGGTGCTTGACCAGTACTCTGACCTCATCACTTCAAACCCGCAGTTCTTACCGCTGTGCGATCATGAGATTTCGCTTGCGCAAAAACAGAATGACCCAATCCTTTCGCAACCTGACTGGCCCGAGAATATCGCCAAGAGGGTTCAATCCAAGTATTTCCAACGCGAGGCCGTGAAGAACGCTGAGCCGAAGAATAGCGAGGCACAACCGATTCCACCCGCCCCGTCTAATGCGGTGCGACTTCCTGGATCACCCACCGGCCCCGGTTTCGCTGCTGGCACCCTGTCACCACAGGTGGCACAGGCCGAAGTCGATAAGCTGACGCCCGAGCAAGAAGAGGCTTTCATCAAGGAACTCGACAGGATCACTGCGCCGCCAAGGCGCGCTTAATCGTGTCCCAAGGTGGTAGTTTCCGGCAGTTCATAGCACCCATTTCTACCTAATTTACCGTCATGCCTACTTATCACGCAGAATCAATCGTTTCCACATTGGCAGCCGCCGTTGCGGCTGATCCGTCAGTCGTCGCAAAGGTCTATTCCCAGCAGCTCCGCAAGGGCGCACGCTCGGTGGATGACTTCGCGATGTTCGAGGGCGGCGAAGGCTCCGGCAAGCCATTCATCGTTCGCAAAGACCTTGCGTCGGCGCAAGCTGGCGATGAAGTCAAATTCACCGTCATGAGCCAGCCTCGCGGCCCCGGAGCGCGGGGCGAGCAACCTCTCCGTGGCAATGAGTCCAGCGTGGACTTCAAGACCTTCGGCTGTGTGGTGGACTTCTGGCGCGATGCCTTCAAGTTCACCAAGAAGCAGATGAAGTTCATGGCTGCGGGCGGTGGTGTGAAGTCCGCCGTGCTGCTGGCCCTGCGTGAAAAGCTGGGTCGCCGCCGCATGAACGACATGAAGATGGCCCTCAAGCTCCAGACCTCGGGCAACATCATCTACCCGAATGGGCGCAAGACCCTGGCCAGCCTCAATGCGCTGGACACGCTGACGCCTTCCGGCATCACCAATGCCATCCCGCAGTGGCGGCGTCTCGGTGGCCGCAGCATTGTGGTGACGAGCAAGCACGGCAGCCCGGTGTACAAGCCGATGGTGTACATTCCTGATGCGGCCATCGCCAGCATCAAGAACTCCTCCAGCTACGAGCAGGCGGCGATGCATGGTGGAGCCAAGAGCAACGAGGAAAACCCGCTCTTCTCCGGCAAGCTGCTGGACTGGAACGGCGTGGGCCTCTTTGAGCATGCGTCCGTCGATCCTGAGAACGACCAGTGCGCCGATCCGCTGGCACCGCGTGCAACGCTCTCGACTGGGTTCGGGGTGGATTCTGCCGTCGGTTCCTGCGTCCTCAAGAGCCATGCCACCGACACTAAGACGCCTTACATGGCATGGATGGGCGGCTACGCCTATGAGTGGTATGAGGGCCAGACAACGAAGGATGCGACCTGGATCGCCTTCTACGCCGCGCTGGCTGCTGCCACTTACTACGGCTGGGTCATCAATCCCGATGGCTCTGTCGGTTTTGTGAGCTGGCTGGGCTCTGCGAACGACGGGAACAAGATCACGGTGAACGCGATCCTGAACCCGGACAACACGAACGACGCTTCCACACTTGGTGTAGCGACGCTGGGCAACTTCATCGCTACCGGGGATTCCTGGGGCCTGAACACCGCTGGTAATGCCTACACACGCGCCGCAGGGGGCACAGGTGCCACATCCAACTGCTCGCCGGACTTTGTCTGGACCTCGGAGTTTGATGCGGGTGCCTACATCATCCCATGCAACGCCAATGGCGCTGTGGACATGTGCAGCCTGATTCTCGGGCAGGAAAGCGCCGTGCGCTGCTATGCGCAGGACGACCTCCTCGTGGGCGACAAGGACGATTACTCCTTCGTCGATGGTGGCGGCTATGAAACCGTCTTTGGTCAGGCCCCGTGCATCCGCACGGATGGCAAGACCAGCGGCTACTCCTTGCTGCGTCATGCCGGTCAGCACCCCGGCCTCGAAGTGCCCACTCTGAGCGCCTAATCCTCAATCGCGGCCCGCGTGGTGTGATAGCCACGCGGGCCTACCTCTTTTTTTATCCTATGAAGCCCAATACCACACTGCCCGCCCGTGTCGATTCTGCGATGCTGGCCAAGTACCGTCAAGACGGTGAGCCCGTCATCATCCTGAAGCTGATCGGCGTCGGGAACACTGCATTGTTCGATTTCCGCGACAAAGGGACACGGTCCTACGTCTTCCGCTTTGATTCCACTTTCGGCGGCCACATCATCCGCATCCCGCTGAGCCTATGGCAGGCAAACAAGGGTCAGATGGCCCATGACATCATGGATCAGCGACGCACGACGCAAACCATGATCGTGCTGGTGGAGATGCCGACTCCAGCCCCAATTGAGCAGCCAAGCCTCACAGAGCCTTTGACTGCAACCAATGCAGGCGATGCGCAATTCACCATCGACTGCATCAAGGCTACTATCGCATCATACAAGGATAGCGATAACTCAAACGCTGAGGAGAGTTTGCGGGAGTGCCTGGATCGCATCAGCAATGCAGTCTCTGGCACCATTACCGCCCCTGCCAGCACTCCAGAATCCCCCCAAATGGGCGCAACGGACACGAGCGCAGAAGTCCGAAACGTGGTTGGGCCGGATGATGTGCCGACCGTTGCGCCCGCCTCTTCTCCTTCCAACGAAACCACGGCAGATGACGGCAGCCAGCACATGGTTGGTGACGTGCATCTGTTTCAGGCTGCTTACGACCTTGTCGAGTCGCCAAAACGGCTCAAGGCGCTGGCAGCCCTGCTCGGCGTTGAAGAAACGCCGCTGCGTGAAGCCATCGGATGCCCGATGTCCAAGGTCGAACTCGTCACCGCTGGCTGGGTTCGCCGCAAGGAATCCACCTCAACCCCAACCGCCCCATGAATTCACCTGGAATCCACCCGTTGACCAATCATCTCCTGCTCGATGTCACTCCGCAGGAGCAAACCACCGCCGCAGGCATCGTCCTACCCACTGCCGTGCAGGGTGCCAGCACGCGCATGGAGGCCGTCATCGTCGGGCGCGGGCCTGACTGCACGCGCCCGCAGCTCACCTGCGGCACTCAGGTGTATGTGGGCCGTTACGCCAGCAGCGAGCTCATGCGCGGCGGACGTAGCTACAGGCTTGCACTGGAGACAGACATCATCGCCACGCTTGATGTCGTGGGTGCAAGCCTGCCACCGCCGACCGTGATGCCCATTCACCCTGGACTCTAACCGCTCATGACCATTCGGGATGTTGCACAAAGCATGCTGTCCTACCTCCGGGCTGAGCAGCGCGGCATCCCCTACGGTGGCGACACGGCTTACACCGACCCACTGCCGGATGTCGTTGCCTCAATCAATTCGGCCTTGCAGCGCATGGCGGTGTTCGCGCCCCTGTTCGCCACCAAGCAGCAGCGGAGCGCCTACTTCCGTGCGCCGTCCACGCTGGCCGTGACTGGGCTGACACGGGGCGGCATGACCGCGACAGGTGCTTTTCCTGCATGGTCTGCGGGCTGCTGGGTGCAACTGCCAGGCGATGCGGCGATGAACCGCATTCTGTCGATCACAGGCACGACGGCAACGCTGCAGTTCCCCCATTTGTCTGACAGCGCGGCAGGCACCGCCACAATCAACGTGGATACCGTGGAGCTTGATGCGGATGTGATCACCGTGCTGGAGCCGGTGAGATACCGCAACAGCCGGTGCAAAGTCCGTGCTGCACAGAATCGGGAAGAACTCGCGCAGCCATGCGGGGAGGCGCGGTATTTCATCGAAACCGCGAACTCCAATGGCGGGGTGCGGCATCGCATGATGGTGTCTGGCTACGTGTCGGAAGATACCGTTTTCGAGTTTCAGGCGCGGGTGGCTGCACGGCACATCACCCTGGCCGATGTCTATACAGACACCAGCGGTTATCCCGACCCCGGCGTGCCAGTGCCGGTGCCTGCACAGTTCGTGGAGTCTATTTTCCTCCCGCTGGCGATGGATGATTTCTTTGCCACGCCATCCGTGGTGAACTACGACGTTGCCGGCCTGCGCAATCAAGATGCTCCCAAACTGATCCGCGAACAGGCGCAGACCGCGTTGGCGATGCTGGAGAAGATGAGGCCGCAGGGAAGTAAGCCGGTCAGCCTTTGGCCAGCCTTTGGTGGCTTGAGCCGCCGCACTTCGCATTGGTGGTGAGGCGAGAACTCTGCCCGATCTGCTGGGGACATGGCCGCTCGCTATGGGTGAGCAGCTGCCTTTGCACGGGAGATGTGATGAATTCGCCCGGCTTCTTCAGAGCGATGGGACACGCGGCATTCCCGGTGCGCGTGGATCTCAAAAACCGCGCTGCTACTGCTGTGCCCGCTGCGTGCAGACCGCCACCTACCCCACGAAAAAAGGGGGCGTTTCGTGGGGAGCGTACCGAGGAGCTGGTTTGAATGGAATACCTCAATTCAGCTTTCTGGCAGCCATGGCTGTCATGAGTGCCTGATCACGATAGACACTCTGCACCTTGCGGATGATGTCTTTCATGTCGTCCACGTCCTTCTCGGTGAGATCGCGGCCTTGATAGGTGGTGCCGAGGGCGGCACGGGAGGCCTTGCCAGCCTTGGTGACGAAATCGAGGTATTCAGTGTCGTTGAGGCTGATTTTCACCTGCTTGCCGCCGATGGTCCGCTGAATCTCGCGTGAAGGTGCTGCAACGCCAAATGACTCATCGTGCGTCATGTTGTAGCGTTGCAAGGCCACGTCGAGCGGATCCACGCCGCCTGCGTCGCGAACCTCGACCGGGGAGAGCAAGCGCAGCATCCAGTCGGTGTTGGGGCCGCCGGTGCCGGTGTTCTTGGCGGCTTCACGGCCCCAGATGTCCACGGCAGGCATGGGTGTGAGGGGATTGGATGCAGCGGGGAAGAGGCCGTAGCCGATGCGGCGCTCCAAGGTCTCCCAGAAACCCATGTTGTTGGGAAGATCGGTTTCGCGGAAAACAGCGTCACTGGTGCGGGCGGGCTGGCGGATGAGGTTTGGCAGGAAGCCAATGGCAATGTTTGTGGCCCATTTCGTGCCGAAACGCTGCGGGTCTTGGGTGGCGTTCACAAGGTCCGAGATGCCCTGCAGGAAAGTCTTGTCCTGCAGGTTGGTCATCATTCCCATGCCGACTTTGCCCCAGACCTCATCAATGGGTTTGCCGCTCTGGAACTCGCGGATGGCGTCGATGGTGAAAGCGAGCGCCGAGGCGAAGGGATCGAGGCGCTTGTAGCTGTACCATTTGTCACCGATGCGGATCGACTGCGGCGGCGCGGTGCGGTAGGCGATTTCGCGCTCGCCAGGCGAGGTGGAGCGCCATGGAATGGTGCCAGTGATGAACGGCAGCTCGTCCTCGTCATCCCCCGGCTTGACCAGCGCGGAGAGACCAAGGATGAATCCCCATGCCACGATCTGGTTGGTGATGTCATCGAGGGCACGGGCCGCGTTGTAGATGCGCCGGGCTTCTTCGACATTGCCCTGCTTGTAGCGGTGGAGAGCGCGGGTGGCGTCGATGATGGCGAGCAGACCGCCCACGGGTGACATGGTGACGCCCGCCTTGAAAATGTTCGTGGGCGTGTCCACAAACGGAAAGGTGAAGTGGGCCAGCCCTTTGAGAGCGCGGCCAAAGTCGCCCTTTTTGGTGCGAGTGATGAGAGCGGCCAAGTTGTCAATGACATCGACTGTGCCGTGTCCGGGCTGCAAGGGACTTTCCAGCTTGCCGTAACCGCGCACCTCCTGGGACTGGAAGGTGATGCGCTTGGATTGTGCGAGCGCCCGCTCCCACGCGAGAGAACCGGGCTCCATGAGTTCCGAGATGGCGTTGGCCAGCGCAAGGCCGGTTTTTCCCTCATTGCGGGCGATCTGACGCGCCTGTGCCGCTACCTCGATGCGTGTGAAGAATGACTTCACAAACTCGTCTGCGGCCCCCATGAGACGGAAGGAGATGCCACGCATGATCTTACCGAGCTTGCCTTTCAGGGCCGGTGGGTAGTCCTCTTTGAAAAGCACGCCGTTGTCATCGAGCATCTGGAGGGCGTAGGCGTCAAACAGGCCGGTTTCGTTCTTCCAGGACTTCATTCCATCCAAGAAGGCCGACCGGATGGCTGGGAGTGTGGCGGCGATCATGGCCGGGATGTCCGCGAGGCTCGCGGCGTCGGGCTTGAAGCCAAACATGCGGGCAATATCGGCCTGGGCTCCTGAAGCCAGTTTTTTGAAACTTGCCTCGTAGGTGCCGTAGGTGAGACCGGACACAATGTTGACGACATGGGTCTGCGGCCCGGAGAGAATGGAGGCGCGCCAGTACTCGCTGATCTTGTCGAAACCGTTGGATTTGCGCTCCTCAATGAGGCGACGGGCACGGTTCGTGGAGAGCGGGTCTTTGAGGTCGATTTCTCCGCCTGCCTTCTTGCGGTCACGTTGCTCTTTGAGCTTTGCCGTGGCAGCGGTTTTGACGGCCGTGTGAGTGAGCTCCACGTCATCCGTCCATTCAGGCAGTCCGAGCGCGGCGGCAAAGTCCTGCACGGGCGCGGAGCGCAACATCTGATCACGGGCAGCGGCGGCGGCTTTGGCGGCGATGTCATTGAGCGCGGAGCGGAAACCGTTGTAGGCGGCTTTGGCGGCGGTCAGCGTGAGTCCTGCGGCATCCATGGCCTCCTGCCAGGTCTTGCCCTCCAGAACGGCTTTCACGAGTTGGCGGGTCTTTTTGGGAGCGCGCGCGAGCGGCTCTTTGACGGGATCGGGGATGGTAGCATCTGCCAGCTTTTTCTCCTTCGCCATCTCACGGAACGTGGCATCGAGGTCAATGCCGGCGGCGAGCATGTCGGCCTTGATCTTGTCGGCCTTGGCGGCCCAGGCAGCAAGAATCTTCTCCTTGTTGCCAGGGTTCTTCTTGATCTCGGCGCGGATGGACGGCGGCGGAGTGAGGAGGGTTTCCGAAAGATACATGGCGGCGCGCTCCTCGGGGGTGTCGAAGGGATCGCGGCGCATGTTGAGAGCACGGGCCTGCTCGGTGCCGGTGTTGCGGTAGAGGTCAATCAGTCGCGCAAGCTCTGCGCTGCTGCCACCCTGGAGGGCTTTTTCACTGACGAGCATCTTAGCGGCGGCAGTCATGAGCATTTCAGCGGCAAGCCGTGCATGGGCTTCATCGACGATGCGTTTGATGCTGTCTGGCATGCCATCGGTCGAAAGAACGGTGGTGCCGCTGTCCATCCATCGAGTGACGAGCTTTTCGGCGGCTGCAAGATCCGCGGCAAACATGCGATTCGCGAGTTCCTGCATTTCTGCGTGGGTCACTTCCTCGGGAGTCATGCGGCGCTGATCGACAGCGGCCACGGCTGCCTTGCCGCTCAAGCTGAGGTCCGGACGCCCGCCCTTGGCCTTCACGACGCCGTCCTGCACCTGTACAATAGGCTTGAGGCTATCAGCCTGGGCCTTCATCAGCACATTGAACCGGCCCGTCGCTAGACGAATGATGTTGTGAACAGAGGGGATGGAGAGATGGCGCGAGGTGGCGATGTCGGCGATGGACTTGCCTGCTGATTGATCCTGTAGGACATCGCGCCAGATCGCTGGCATGGCGTTGAGGATTTCGCGGACCTGGGTGGATGGGGCGCTGTAGAGCACCTCCTGATCGTCCACTTCGTCAAACTCCCCGTCTTCGAGGTTCCAGCGCCAGCGGCCCGTGTCCTCGACTTCCTTGATGGACGATTGCAGCCAGGCGTCGATGGCAGGGAGGTAAGTATTGACGACGTGGTTGTGAGGGCCGTCTGCAAATACCCAATCGCTCAATGCCTCAGCGGCGGTGTTGAGTTCCTCATCTTCGGCGGTGGTCAGTTCATCTATGATTGCTTTGCTGGTGAGTTCAGCATTGCGGGCCGCATAAGTGTCGTAGGGGGCCGGGAACCAGTTGGGGGAAGGCACCTCGGTTTCGGCGTCATGTTTTTCAAGCCACTGCCAGCGGGGGTCATTTGCGATCTGTTTCTGGATCGGTTTGGGCAGGTAATCGTACATACCCAGGCCGTCATCATGGTAGCGGTGGACATCCTGCACCTCTTCGATGAGTTCGAGAGTGGCGGGTTTTTCATCGACCGGCAGGAACTCCTTGCGGGCTGCGTTCCATTTGAGGCGTCCGGTGGCTTCGATCTGCGCCTTGGTGGCTTGCACCCGTTCCTTGGCCTGCGCGAGAAAAGGTGCCTTGGCGAGATTCTCTGCCGCTGCGGACTCCAGGAATGCAGTCTGTTCTTCGAACGGATCGTCAAGGAGTTTACGCTCGGGAATGGTCAACTGTTGCTTGGCGCGTTCGTCCACGCGCCGCATGATGCGGCCGTCGCGCTCCGTTTCCGGCTTGGTCTGGAGGTCGGCCCATTCAGCGGGTGTGAATACCTTCTGCGGGTCTTTGTTGATGCGGCTGTACTCCTTCGCCAGTTTGACATAGACGACATCGCTGGCCTTGGACTGCTCATACCAATCCTGCATCTGGCGAGTGCGGGCGGCCTCTGGAACGGCCTCGTAGAAAGCGCTGTAGTCGCCAAATTCCAGGGCGTCTTGCATCGGTGAAGCCTCGAACGCCTCGCGGATGTCGTCGGGCCAGTTGTAGGTGTCGGATTCGTCAGCAGTGAAGGCCTCCAGGAGGCTCACCGCATCGTCGATGTTGGTCGGGATGCCCACGGGGGCGCTCATCAGCCCAGCAGCGCGGGCAGAGACCATGTTCTCGTAACGCTCTTGCTGGCGTGGCGAGACTTCCTTGATCTGGATGTCGATGGGCTGAACGGTGCCGTCTGCTCGTTGGAGCACATTGGCGGGCTTGGCATCCGTGACGAGGAGGTCGCGGCCCATGGAGTAATACATGTCGTTGGCAGCGGGATCGAAGCCCTTGGCGGTGAAATAAGCGTCCTTGGCTTTTTGCTCGGCAGGAGTGCCGATCACCCACGGCTGGCTGGTGACGATGCGCGGCTTGCCGTCATCATCGGCGATGCCCTCGAAGGTGTAGCCGGTGCCGAAGAGTTCGTTCTGACGACGCAGATTGATCAAGTAGGCGGCAGGACTACCCTGAACGAACTGAGAATCGATGGTGAGCTTTATGGCCCTGCCTGCGTCTGGATCGGCCCACACATCATGTTCATCTCCTCCTGGCACCTCTCTCGCGGCCTCCAGTTTTGCAGCAAACGTATCTGTATCAATCAGCCAGCCGTTTTCTTTCGCCCAAGGAAGCATTGCCGAGGTCGAATTGGGGAATTTCCGTGAATCCGCAAGGCCTGAGCTACCATTTGATCGCCCGTCAAGCGGGTTTGAGGCTGCACGTTTGGCGTCTTCGACTGGGGTGCTGGGGCTGGCTTGTCCATCTGGGTCAATGTAGCTCAGTGAGAGCTGGGGTGCAATGGGATTGATCGGCGCTGAAGCCAGAGTAGGCGTGGAGGCTTGATCTGGGGCGAGCAGCGCGTTGGACTTGTCGTATGCGGCTTGCTCATTGGGGAGGAGCTGGCGCACAGCTTTCACCTTATCGAGGTTGGAAAGGATGGTGGATGCCAGAATGAGCGGCTGATCAAAAGCCATCTCCACACCGGCGGGGCCGTGGACGAAAGGTTTGGCGGCATTGTAGGTAGCGGTGCTCTCGGCAAGGCCGAACAGGGCGCGGCCATCGTCCATGCGGCCAATGGCCTCCAGAAAGACCGCAGGCGTAAGCGATTGATCGGCAGCGTACGCGGCATCGAAAACGGCTTTGATCGACACCATGGCGCTGCTCTTGCCCGCAGCGGCGGCGCGGTAGGCGTCGAGCATTGAGCGCGGGGTGATGGCGGGCGCTGCCGGCTGCTTCTGAGGCCGGGTCATGCCCTGCATGGTCTGTGCGGCGTTGGCGAGGAGGCTGGTGGGTGACTGGTAGCGGGGCGCGCTGGAAAGGCTGTCGCTTTTGCCAATGGTGTAGCTGAATGCCGCACCATGATTCGTGCGCAGGTAGTCAAAGACGGTTCCGAGGTTTGAAGGGGCCACAACACCGATCATTCGGTTCGTGTGCTGCTCAAACTCGCCACCTTTCATCAGGCGATTCAAAGCTGGATCACGCCAATACTTACCCCCCGTCTGTCGATTGGCTGGCACGCTGAGAAAGATTTCGCCATCCTTTGCAGTGAATGAAACGGCCCCGTCGCGGCTTTCAATGCGGCGATTTTCTCCCAATGCCTCGCGTAGCTGGGGGGCATCTTGAACTGGAACCGCCCCATCGTTCTTGCGTTTGATGCTTTCCGCGACTCCATGACCCAAAAGGATGCCCATGGACTGAGATCCATCGGCTTTGGTGTAACCAATGACGCGCCCCTTGGTGTCTGTGGAGCTGAGCTGCTGCAATGCGGCAAGGAGATTGCCGGTGACAAGGGCCTGCTGGGTACCGAATGTCCAAGAGCGTTCCCATCCCTGCTTCGATCCACGCTCGCGGTTCATCTCGGAGAATCCAGCGGGCGTGAAGAAGTCGGCCAGCTTTGAAACGGGCAGCTTGAGCCGGTCCTGGCTGTCATTCACGCGCACTACGGCAAATTGAGCCGATGGCGTGTTCGGTTTATCATCGTTGAGCAGGACATCCTCAACGAAGGCGTATCCCTGCGTCTTGTCATCGCGCTCGTAGGTGCCGAAACGGCCAAGCAGTCCAAGGGCATTGGAGATGCTATCGCGCTGCTCGTGCTGGCTCCTGAGCCAATCCTGACGGCGCTCGTCCCAATTGCGGGATTTGGTAGCTTTGCTAGCTTCCTCGGCGGCAATGAAGGCGTCGGCGCGGGCCATGAAATCGTTCTGGCGCTGATCTGCAGTCCTTGCGGCGGCGCTGGCAGACTGCCATGCGTCATCTACGAACAGCGGCTCCTTGCCGATCTTCGCATTGACTACTTCAAGGTATGACGGGTCGGAGAAAACAGAAACGGAGTCCCCCGGCGCTCCTTGGGTGAAGATTTCCGAGCTCACGGTTTCGGCCTTCATGTCGAGCACGCTGGCGCGCAGGTCATTCTTGCCGATCTCATCGAGGTATTGAATCAAACCCTGATAGTCGGCGGTCACAGACTCCCAGAAGGCCTCCTGCTCATCCACGGGCAGGATTGCAAGGTGCCCAGTCACAGAGCGCGACAAGTAGCCGTATTCTCCGCCGCTGTCGGCGCTTTGGAAGTCTCCCAGCGGGCGCAGTACGCCGCCATCGACTAGCTTTTCCCAACTCTGTGAAACCAGCTTCACCAAACCTGGATTGCGGGCGAGGTAGTTCCAGACCACTTCGTCACCGTACTGATTGAACAGGTCCACCGCGTCCTTCTGCGTGACTTCGGAGTCGGCATTGCTGGTCGTGTTGGCGTTCAGCATCGCCATTTTACGGCCAAGGATGGCAGCGGGGCGATTTTCGGCGGGAAGCGCGGTCTGGAGATTGATGTAAGCGGGTAACTCCACCTGTCCGGCGCGGTGAATGCGCCCGATGGTCTGCATGAACTCGTTGATGTCGAGGTTCGGTTGCACCACGATCATAAGGCGTGGGCGCCGATCCTTGAACTTCTCAGAGGCGTGCATGGAAACCCCCGTGCTGCCGCTCTTGTTGATGACAAGGAAGTCGAGGTTTTCGTTATTGAAGGAGTCCTTCACCTTGAGTTTGCCTTTCACCTCGGAGGCTTTGCGCTCGTAGGTGTCGCCGTTGGAATCAATGCCTGTGGAGCGCCCCGTCATTTCTCCAGTGCGAATACCTGCGGCCTCCACCGCCTGCCGCATGGCGTCGATGGGTGAAACAGGCATGTCGGCAAGGTCGATGCCTTCGATCTGCTTGCCCGCTTCACGAAAAACGCCAATCATGGCGCGGCGGATCATTTCGGTAGCGGCACCCTGATTCACATCGAGTGTTGGCGCTCCTGTTTCGGGATGCTCGCCCGTTTTGACCAACTGCCCACGCAAAGCGCGGTCGTCGAGATCCGCAAAAGCCGGGTCAGGCGTTTCTGACACCTCAAAATACTGCGCAGCCTTGCCGAAAGCTCCACCGCTCACTTTGATGCGGCGCATCTGGTTCAGGTAGAGCTGGAGCACGCCGTTGAAGGTCAGCGGCAGGCGATTTGCGGCCAAGTCTTCAATGACCGACTCCATGGTGTTTTCCACGGCCACGATGACCTTGTGAGGCTTCACGGAGCCATCGGCACCCTTGATACCCTTGTTGATGGCCTGAACTGCAAGGCGTGCGGCGCTGTTTGCTTTGATGGCGAGCAGGTACTGACGCACAAGGTTGTGAAGCTTCGCGGAGAAGTTCGAGGACTCCAAACGTGCACGATTGCCTGCGGGAATACCCACCGACTTGCCGTAAGCACCGAGAATTTGATTCACGACACTGGCGGCTTTTACCATGCTCTCCTGAATATGGATGATGACGCGAAGGCCATCGGTGTAGTTGTCGGCCAGCAGCTTGTCGCGGTCGTAGCTGTCCGTGTTGACATGGGTATTGAACGACACGCCAGCAAAGGAACGCTCGCGGCGCATATACTGGCCGTCCTGGGCGAGCATGGATGATCCAACCTGCATGGCGGGAACTCCGCCCATCTGCATGAGGTTCATCAGGCCTTTGATGTCTCCGCCCACCTGTCCAAGATTGGTGCGGAAGTAGATACCCATGTTATCGGGCCGCTTTGCGAAAGTAGCGGAGGAGTAATAAGTGTGCTTCGCGGTTTTGAGCAGTTCGCCAAAACGCCAACCAGTTGCGCTTTGGCCCCCGGCAAGGTGGCTTTCATCAAGGATGAACATCGCATTGGGAGCGATGCGACGGAGGGCTGCCATACGCCATTTGCTCGCAGGTGCTTCCTGTGCCTGCTTGGCGCGGGCGCGGTCACTGTCCGTCAATCCTTTGGCGTCGTCGGCCTTGATCTGATCGTAAGTGGTGAAAATGACATTTGTCCCGGCTGGCATCTCGCCAGTTTCGGCAATCTCGTTGAAAGCCTTTTCTCCACGGATAGAGCCCTTTTCCTTGAGGCGCTTTTTCAGTTCAGCCTCGTCAATGTCGGTATTCGTGATGGCCGGAACGACTTCGGGGGCGTCGATGTCGATCAAGTCATCAAGCATCGCGTCATAGAGGTCTTGATTCTTCGTGACGAACACGGGGATCATGCCCTGCTTGACGGCATACTTCATCAGGGCGGCGGCAATGCGGCCTTTACCGGTGCCGGTCTGGTCACCAATCACCAGCGCGCCGCCATGCTCTGCGGTGTAGATGGCCTGCGCGATGGCGTCGATCTGGTCGCCAAAGAAATACTTCGAGATGTCGGTTTTCTTCGGGTAGCCGAGTTTGCCGTGAACGTACTTCACAAGACTGCCAACATTCTTCTTGAGGCGCTGCAAGGCCTCCGACATCGGCTCAATGAGATTGACCGGCGCAAGAAGTCCCGCAGGATTGACGCCGGACGTAGGCGGAAACTCGGCCTGAAACTCGGTTACTGCCCCGGCCCGTAGCTCTCGCCCTCGGCTGGATTCAGTTCCCGATTCATCGCGTACAGGAGTTCCATCTGCCAATTCGGCTTCATTCCCGCTCCGAACTTGGCCGGCTGCAGGCGTGAAGGCATCTGGTCGAGCATTTCCACCAGTGATGTTTGAATCTGCTGTTCCAGTTGCTGCTTTTGTTCCCCCGTTGGAGGTTCCGGCATCTCCGGCAGGTCGGGGAGTCCCGGCATTGACTGGGCGGCTTGTTGAAGGACCGGGTATTGCTCCTCCCAATTGGGAGAGGCCATTAGCCACTTGGTCAGCGCGGCCGCGCAGTTCTGCCTCTGTGAGTTGATTGAGTTTGATGCGGTCGGCATCGGCGCGGTCGAGTTCATTGGAAAGTTCCTCCCAGTTGTTGATACTACGCGGTGATTTGAGTCCCGGCAATGTGTTTGATGAGCGGCCCTTGCCACTCACCACGATGATGTCGAGCGGCCAGCCTGCGCCCTGCTTCTCGTAGAGATCGCCGGAAACGGTGAAATGGTCGATGACGTTGTTGTTTTCGTAAAGATGGGCAAAGAATTTACCGGCCTTGCCTTTGCGGTAGAACTCGGCGCGTGCTTCGGGGTTGCGGACAGTCGGCGGCGGGCCTCCAATGATGAACGCAGCACGGCCATCCGGTGCCATTGTGGCGAGGCTTTGAAGCAAAATCGCGTGGTCGATGGAAGTTGTTGGTCCTGCGGGAGTCTCGAATACGCGGTTTTTGCCGCCCTGTTCCATCACCTGCCCAAATGGAGGGTTTGCGATCACGCGGTCAGGAGCTTGCGCGGGAGTCCATGTAGCGGCGTCTTCGCCCGTGGACTGAATACCCTGGGTGGCGAGGCGTTCACGGCGTGACGGGTCAAGTTCGTTGGCGAGGATCGTTTGGCCTGCGCGGCGCTCAATCAAGAGCATGCCATTACCTGCGGACGGCTCCGCGACTACCTTGCCGCCAACAACATCAGCCAGGCGTGAGGCGACATAGGCCATCGGCGCTGGCGTCGAGTAGGCTTGATTGATCTTCGAGGAACTGGTTTTTGCGTTCAGCTTCGGCTGGCGGCCATAGAGATCCTTGAGACGTTGAAAGACTTCCTGCGGGTCGCCGCCGTCCAAGACGATCTGGCGGGCTTCCTGGGTGATAGCAAGTTCTGCTTGTTCGTCCTGCTGTTTGGCTGTGAGAGGTTCCTCGATCTCGGGCAGAGGGGTCTCAATGGCAGCGAAAATGCGGCTCCAGTCATGCTGGCCGGTCAGCTCGGGCTTGATGGTGCTGAAGAAGTTCCATAGAGCCTGCGAGTATTTGACCAGAGAGCCGTCAGGGCGTGCGGCCATGAGTGCGGCGGCGAGACCTGCAGGAGTTTCAACGCCATCGGCGATGAGGGATTCAGCGACATCGAGAAAGGCGGCGCGGCGTTCCTTGGGGAGTCCGACCTGCTCAGATGCAGGGGCGCTTCGCAGTTCTGACCGAACCAGGTCATCGTCACTGGCTGGCAGTAGTTCGGAATAGGGGCCACGGCGCAGAGCCTCGGAAAAGACGCGGGCAGTGACCTGCCGCGCTGCTGCAATGTCCGAAAGAACGTTTTCCGTGCCCCACTCGCTACCAACCAAGCGAGAAGGCAGATCACGAAACCATTGCATGACGCTGGCGAGCAATTGGCGCAGCAATCCTTGATCCTCTTTCTCCACCTCGCGCCAAAATTCAGGAGCGGTGAAGAAGTCGCCGATGATGTTGTTGGTGATCTCGGTATTGAGAATCTTCCGGCGATAACGATCAGCAAGGTTCTGGCGCAACTGGCGTCCGTCAGCCTTGCTGATGAAGCGAGAGAGGGCGATCTTGAGCTCACGATAGAGTTTGGGGTCCTGCGCTTCAAGCGTGTGGCCCCACTCATGCCCAACGAGAGCCAGAACGTTAGCGTTTGCCCGCTGGTGAACAAAAATTGTATTGGGCCGGCTGGGGCTGACAGCAGCCTTCCACGGAATGTGCAGACCCGGCGCAGTATCGACCCAGACTATTTGTTTTCCTGTCGCATCTTCAAAGGCACGTAGGAAGGATGCAAGGGATCGTCCTCGTCCGCTGGCAGTGGTAAGTATGCGTCCGCGTGTGAACGGCGAAGTCTTTCCCACTGCTCCGGCGTCTTTTTGCCAACGTTCGCCAAGGGCTTCCAAGTCTTCACGGAGGCGGGCTGGGAGTTGGTCGGTTGGGACATGCTCGAATTGAAGCACATCTGAGGCGGAATTTCCAGCGGATTCATTGGAAGAGTCCACCATCGACCAGCTCGCCGGTGCCGAAGCAAGGCCATCGAAGGCGCTTTGGATCTTCGCAATGGTTCCGGCGGATGCGGCCGGTGCCGCACCGCCCCCAGAATCGGGAGCGGTGACGGCGGATTCGGTTAGCAGCCCTTCTTGCCGCCCTTGCCCGTTTTCTTCTTGGCGTTTTGCGTCGTTTTCATTGATGTTGGTGTTGGTTGTCGCAGGCGGGATTGCATGGGAATTGTTGGGGGAAGGCTCACGTTTCCAACCGCCCACGGCGGCCTGGGGCACGACATCGCCTGCATTCTCGCCTTCCATGCCGATCACGGGCGTGGTGTCATCGAATGAGATGACGGGCCCCATGCTGCCGTTGGAGTCGCTGATCCAGTCGCCCACCTGCACGGCGGGGCTGTCGAGGTCTGAGCGCACACGTTCGGCAGGGGGATTCGGTGAGTCAGGGAGCGCCTGAATCTGCGTCTTGTTCAAGCCGGACATGCGGGCGGCATTGGCCTCGGGCATGAGGGTTTGATCTTTGCCAATCCGCACCTCGTAGCTGCCAGCGGGTGTGCGGCGCAGGATGTAGGCGGGCGTGCCGGATCGAACGCCTTTCCAGATGTGGGGCGGCTCGGGTTCGCCGTCGGAATTCAAGGATGGGGCGCTTTCCTTGGATTTTGCGGCGGGCTTTGCAGCTTTCTTGGATTTGGGCTTTGCCGCCTGCTTTGTGGCCTTCGTGGGGGTCACAGTGCCATTCTCGTAGCCGTATTCGGTGAGCACCTCGGCGATGGCGTCGATTTCACGCTGCACGACGGGCTGTGATCCGGCAGTGACGAGGTTCAGGTACTCGCGCAGAGCGGTGAGGACAGCATCAAGGGCGCGGAGAACGGATTCGGTGATGGAGCCAGTAGCGCGGAGCTGGTCGAGCATGCGCAGGCCTTCCATGGCGCGAATCCAGTCCTGTTCTGGCAGGGTGTCGCCATAGGCGTCCTGCACCTTGTCACGCATCGCTTGGGTGAAGTGGTTGCGCCAGATGTCGCCATACCATTCATCGCGCCATGTTTCGAAATCGACCTGCAGCGGGTTGGTGTCTTTCGCCTCCCACAACCGCCGAGCGGCGAGCATGTTGGCGGAATGTCGGATTTCCTCATCGAGCAGAGCGGCGACTTGTTGCGCCACTGTTTTGGGGTCGAGCCCAGCGAGCTGTTTCTGGACCGTGGGGACGTGGTAAGCGATGGAGCCGTCTGGCTTCATCCAGAAACCGCCCGTGGGGTATGGATTCGGCTTTTTCGACTCCTTGATCAGGCCCTTGAGGATGGTGGATTTTGCGGCAACAGCGCCAATCACCGAGCGGGCGATGTTTTCAACGCCATTGGCGGCGGGTGCGTTCGCGGCAGGTGGGGCATTGAGCGCCGCGAGTGCCTCTTCGGGCTTCATGGCGTTCACCTGTGTTTTGGTGAAACCACGGTCGTAGAGCTGCTGACGTGTGTCCTTGGTGACCATCATCGGCACAGCGGCGGGCGCGGGTGCTGGAACGTTCTGCTTCGCGGGCGGAACGATCTGGGCAGGAGGCGGAACGGAAACCGATCGGTTTGTGGTAAGGAGATCAGTGAGCGACGGAGCACGGTCCTTGAGTGCCTCGATGGCCTGCGGTGGCACTTGGATACGGACACCCGGCGGCAGGCGATAGTGGCCAAGGCCAGTCTGGGAGACGGTGGGAGGGGCCGACAGCGTGCTCACCTGTGGAGGCCCGGCGACATCAGCAGGAAGAGCTTCGGCCTGCTGGAAGGCGGCGGCGCTTTCACCCCCAAGGCCCATGATGGCCTTGGCTTCGGGTGCGGTGTAGTCGGTGGCTCCGCTGACGGCTTTGGCAAGGCCAGTGTAAAGCGGGCGCTGATCGGCTGGCAGGGCGCGGAGTTCATCGGTGGCGCTGAAAGCCATGGAGGCAAGGCCGGTGAGATTGTCGGCGCTGGCCTGGGCTGCGGCCTGTGCTGCCAGAAGACGGGGAGAGGCCGGGACATCGGGCACAGCATTGCCAGCCGCGGCGTCCTGCATCTCCATGACGGAAGTGGCGTGCTCCTGTTGGGCGTCAGCGAGTTCATTCAGGGCGGCGGCATGATCTGCGAGCGCGGATTGGTGCGCAGGGTTCTCCTGGATGCCCTGCATGATGTCGAAATCATCGACGGTGAGCGGTTTGAAACCGGGCTGCCCAGCCATGCGGTCGTTGAACTTGCCCACGAGTCCGGTTTTGAACTCTGTGATGCTCTGCTCCCGCTTCCCTGCGCCCCAAGCGTTGGTAAGGGCATTGGCCCCGGCAAACATGGGGGCGAGCACGGCACCGCCCATGGAGCCCATAAGCATGGAGGATGCAAGGTTCTCGGGCGTGGGGGCGGGCTCAAGAACGGCATGGAGGCCTTCCTCCACGGCCTCAACAGGAGCAGCCGCGAGGGCCGACTTGC